ATTCACATACCGCGACGCGGAACTGTCCGGCTTCGTCAAGGATAGCCGCGGCGGGATTAAGCTAGGCTGGAAGCCAGGCGCGAACCGCAAGCGCAAACTCCGATACGCGGTGCTGAGCCAGATCATCCACACCTACCTACCGGAGGTGCTCGGGAGCGTGGCCGGAATTGGCGACTACAGCGAAGACTACATGGACGCCCAGAACTTAGACGCCGAATTCAGACGCGAGCAGGAAAACGAGAAGCGCGCAGAGAAGCTGGCGAAACTCCAGCACCTCGACGACGCGGAGGAAGCTGAGGTAACAGAATGAAGACCATAGAGGTAGAACAGCGCAGCGAGGAATGGCTCGAGGCGCGCCAGACGGTCATCACCGGAACGCGCGTCAAGGCCATTAAACCGCTCGCCCGCAAGGGCAAGACCGGCAACCAGCCGGCGGAATTATGGAAGCTCATCGCTGAATACGTGAGCTACGGCGCGGAGGAGGAATCCCCGATGGTACGCGGAACGCACCTCGAAAACGAGAACGCGGAAATCACCGTCCGGGAGCAGGGGCTCAAGAACCCGCGCTACGATTGCGGCATGTGGGAAACCGACGACGGCCTGCTCGGGTACAGCCCGGACGCTGCGGAAGACACGGCGATGCCGACCTGGGCGATTGAATGCAAGAGCCTGAACACCGCCGAGCATTTATACTTGATCCTCGCCGACCGCTTCGCAAAGGGCGAGCTTCCAGACGAGCTGGAGCCATTATTTGCGCCACGCCCGGGCGAATACCGCGGGATTGACAGCGTCGCGGAGGAACACCAGCACCAGGTGCGCCAGGCATTCGTCGTCAACCCGGAACTGCGCACGCTTTACTACAGCTTATACGATCCACGCGTAGTGGTTGAACCGATGAAGCACCACACGATCATCGTGAGGCGCGAGGAAATCGAAGAAGACATCGAAGCACAGAAGCAGATGGTACGCAGCCAGGCCGAACTGGCGCGAGCCGTCGCAGCATTAATAGCCAAAATTCAATAAGGAGGAAGAAATGGCAACAAGGAAGACAAAGACAAAAGAAGAAGCCCCGGCACTACCGCTCAACCGCGAGAAGCGCGAGAAGCTCATCCAGTACTGGCGCAGCATTGGCTGGAGTTATGAGAAGATCACTTCAAAATTTGAAGCCGGCGTAACCGAAGCGGAATACGACGGACACAAGAAACAATGGGAAGCCTGAGCGTTTGACACGAAACGCAACCGGCGATAAAATGGAGTTATAACAGCGAGGAAGACATGACGAAAATCAAAGTCGAAAAAGAGGAAACAAGAAAAGAACCGAAAACAGTAAAAATTGAATTTACACGGGTAGAGGCAATCGAGCTCGCCGCCTGGATGCAAAGAATCCAGGAAACGCTGCTCCAGGACATAGTGGAGCCCCGCAGGCACATCCGCCGCGCAATTAGAAACGGCAAGATAACAAAAGACGAACTCGTCGACCATTACCGCACCGCAAGGGAGCTCAAGGACAAGATCGTAACAGCAGCCATTGGAGTAAACCCGGAGGAATTGGCGGAAGAAATCCGAAAATTCATGGAGGAAGAATAAATGGCAAGCATGGCACTAGACCTAGCCAGCAACCCGGACGCCATCAAACAGGCAAAGCAGCTCAAAGACGGGCGCTTCGCAAAAGGCGATCCGCGCACGATTGAGGCCGGGCGCAAGGGCGGAAAAGCCCCGCACATCAACGGCAGCCGCACCGGCATGAAATACCGATACAAAGGCTTTGAAATCGTGTGGGATAAGCGCCGCCACCTTTGGCGCGCAACGGATGGCATCGCGACGCTTTACGCGCGCAGCCACCACAAAATGACCGCAGACATCCGGGCACACCTGGAGGCGGAACCAGAATGGATAGAAACGCAGGAGGGCGTAGCGAAATGAGCACCAGAATCGAGTACCAGATCGGCAGCCGAATCGGCGACACGAACCTGATACTCCGCGGCAGTACCGAACAGGCGTGCGAAGCATTGGAGGAACTCCAAAGAAGCGCGCACCATTTCAGAAGCGTCATCATTCGCGGGGCGGGCGACGGATTGACGGAAATAGTAGTAGAGGGAAGCGACAAGAACTCGGAGGAAGCCCTGCGCGTCCTTTACGAAGCAGACCTCGTCGATTGCGGGCACGAATTCCAAGAATTCGTCCCGGTCGACGACACCCGCTGGCTAGATCAGCACGGGCTCCAGGAACGAAGCAACCCGGACGAACGCCGCTGCAGGATTTGCGGCGCTTTTTATAACGAGGGCGAGGAGGAATGGTACTATGACTAGCGGAATCGCCGGCTACAAAGGCGGAAGAATCGACATCGAAGCATTAAACGAAGCAGCGCGCCAGACCTGCGCCTGGGAAACCACCTGCCAGACGGAGGAAGAATGATCGTAAACCTCGACCTGTTGAACAAAGCAGCGAAGCACGCAGACAAAGCGGCAGATGCCGCATTTCGTGGCGGGCTCTCGGAAATTAGCAGGGAGCTGTGGGAAAAAGCGCGAGAGCTGAGGGAAATCGTAAAGGAGCTCGAGGAACTAGGGGAGGAAGAACAAGCACGCAGGAGGAAACAATGACAACGATAAACATAGAGATGAACGAATACGAGGCGGAAGAAATCATCAACGAAGCCAAAAACGAAGCCACGGAAGTCGCATTCATGCTCGCTAACCACCACCTGCAATACAAAAATGGAGCCCGGAATCACGACATTGACGCAGAAGAAATCAAAGGAACGACGAAAAGGCTTGACATCATCGGCGACCTGATAGGACTGCTCGAAGACGCCAGGGCAAAAGCCAGGGAAGAAAAGAGGGAACAATGAAGATCGCGGATAGGATAAGAAGAATAAAGGAAGCGCTGCTAAGACCGCTCCAGGATCCAGACGGAAAAGAGAGCCGCCCGGAACACTGGGAGAGTTTCCGACAACAAAAATTTGTAGAACAACGCAAGAAAAAGGAGGAAACATGGGAATAAAAGCAAAACTCGAAGAATGGCACCGCACAAAGAGCATCGCGCTCGCTTCCGAAATTTGCGATGAATTATGGGAGCAGCAGGAAGAAACCGGAAAAGAGGAAGCGTAATGTTTGACACGGAATCATGCGAAGAAGCAGTAAACCGCCTAGAAGCCTCCGGGCTTTTTATGGAGCACGAAATCAAGATAGCCCGAAACTGGGCGTGCGAGATTAGAATCAATCCGTGGGTATACGGAGCCGCCACCGTGACCGGCTGGTCGCCGAACAAGGCAGGCGAAATCCTCGGAGTTTCCGGAAAAGGACTCCAGGGAAAATGCAGAGCCGGGAAGATTGAGGCGACGCAGAACTACGAGGGCTGGTGGACAATTCCAGCCGGTGAGATGATAAGGCTCCGCGAGGAACAGAACTCAAAGGCAAAGAAATGAACGGCGGGCGATACTTCATCCACCGGAGCATAAAGGCCGTGAGCTGGACAGAAAACCCGGACGGAACCAGGACGGGCATAATCAGCGTCCAGCATTTCACGGACGCAACGCACCTGGAGCCGATCGGCAAGCCGGCATACTACAAAGGAACCATACCCGCGAAGCAGATCGGAGCCCCGGAGGACTCCTACCGCGACGCGCTGGAAATCATCAGCCAGAAGAACGAGATAGAAGCGCCGACGCCGGAGTGATACAATGGCGGCAGCGGCAAAAAGGAGCAGCCAGGGGCTGCAAGAAAAAGCGCTGGCTGGCTCCAAATACCGCATTGACAACGCAAGAAATGAGCATGATAGAATAAGAACAGGAACCGGATAACCGGCTCCGCCCGGAAGCCCGCAAAGGGCGACCAGGATCCACGCGCCGGTAATGGTGATGCCCACCCTTACCAGCGCCGGCGCGATTTACGAGCACTTGGCTGGGCTCGTAAGCCACACTCCACACGATAAAGGGAGGGCGGGCACCGCGAACCACCCCGCGGAGCTTTAAAATAAAAATAGATCGAAACTTACCTCTGCCCCGGGCGTGCTTCGCAGGCGAACCCGGGAGGAACTGCTAAGCCACCCGTCATTTGACCGCGGGCGGCTTTTTATTTGTAGGACAAAAGCGTATACGGTATAATAAAAATAGCATTGATAAACAAGGAGGAAACGATGCAAGAAGAAGAAGCGAAGAACCTCGCATCCTTTGAACAAAACGAACTCGCCGACATGGGCAAAGGCGAAGAACAGGAGGAAGCATAATGGCAATCTCACCACTAGCATCGGCGACCTACCCGGCATACTCCGGCAATTACACTAAGGGCAGACCGCAAGGAAGAATCAACCACATAACCGTCCACCACATGGCCGGCGTGCTTTCCGCACAACAATGCGGCGGCATCTTCCAGCAGGCCGGACGCAAGGCAAGCTCGAACTACGGCATCGGCAACGGCGGCGAAATCGCAAACTACGTAGACGAAGCAGACACGGCATGGTGCGACAGCAACTGGAACAGCAACTGCACAACCGTCAGCATTGAAACCAGCAACAACGCCTGCGGCGGCGATTGGACAGTTGGCGACGCGGCATACAACTCGCTCATTAAACTGGTCGCGGACATTGCGAAGCGCAACGGGCTCGGCCATTTGGTACCGGGCAAGAACCTGACCTGGCACAGCATGTACGCAGCCACCACCTGCCCAGGCAATTACCTACGCAGCAAAATGCAGGAAATCGCAGACAGAGCCAACGCAATCAACGAGGGGCAACCACAACCAACCCCAACCCCAACGCCAACCACCGACCTCAAAGTCGGCGACAAGGTCGTCCCGACAAAATGGGTTGACTGGTACGGCACCCCGCTCATTAAGACGCGCGATTATTACTTCATGAGCGAACTAAGCGGCGCACGCGCCGTGCTTCGCGCAGACAGCATGACCGGCACCGTTTACGCAGCAATCAACGTAAACAACCTCAAGAAATACGACGGAGGCGAACCAGCCCCGGCACCACAACCGGCAGGCTTCAAAGTTGGCGACATCGTAGTACCGACGAAGCTCGTCGATTACAACGGCACGCCGCTAGTCCAGTTCGATCCAAACTACACCATAACGGAATTAATCGGCGACCGCGCCGTCCTTTCCGCACGCGGACAGGTATGGGCAGCGATGAACACCGCAAACATTCGCAAGGCGTAGCAACATGAACGGGAAGCAGCAAAGCATCGGCAGCCAGATCGCCACGTCAATCGTGGCGGCGCTGCTCGGGCTCGTTTTAATTCTGGACGCCAAAGCAGTAGAAGAACCCCTGCGAACGATTAGCATCGTCGGAGGGGCAATTTTCATGCTCGCGGCACTAGCACAATTAATCAAAAGGGAGTAACGCATGGGAGGGCAAAAAGAGCGCTGGGAAAAGGAACAACAATACAAGCGCTACCGCGCAGCAAAGAAACGCGGGAAGAATTGGAAACCGAACCGACACGCGAAACACGCCAGCAGCGCGCAATGGGCAGCCATAGCGAGCCAGGTAAAGGACGCGGACAAAAAGGCAAACCACGAAAATAAACTAAACAGGAAAAGAGAAAAACGCCATGAGCGACACCGAAGATTTGAAGATTAAACCGGAAGACCTGCAACCGCCAAAGATGGTGGCGCTAAAGGACATGAAGCCATACGAGCGGAACCCGCGCTACATTAGCAGCGCCGACTTTGAAAAGCTCAAGCGCAGCATGCAGGAAGACCCGGAAATGCTGGCGCTCCGCCCCTTGATCCTGAGCCGCAAGGACGGCAAGACGATCATCGCGGGCAACCAGCGCTACCACGCCGCAAAGGCGCTAGGCTGGACGAGAATCCCCGCCACGGTTTCCAGAATGAGCGACGAAAAAGAGCGCCGCTTCATCGTAAAGGACAACATCAGCAACGGCGACTGGGAATACGAAATCCTCATGCAGGATTACACAAAAGACGAACTCGACAACTGGGGCTGGGAGGACGACCGCGAAGACCCGGAGGAGGACATGGGCGACCTGGGCGAGGACGAAAAGGAAATAATCGAGGACTTACCGCCGGACGTAGAACCGAACCCGGTCAGCAAGCCGGGCGAGATTTACAGGCTCGGCGAACACGTGCTCGTCTGCGGGAGTAGCACCGACGAAGCGCTGCTCGACCAGGCCATGAGGCTCGTGGACATTCCGGGCGACGACGACCCGCGCATTTCAATGATTTTCACAGACCCGCCATACGGCGTCGATTACAAGAGCCAGGCGCACGGCAGCATCAAGAACGACGCGCTCGGCCGCAGCGGCACCTACCAACTCCACGTGGATGCATTCAGCAACGCAGCACGCTACACGAAGCATACGGCGGCCATTTACGTCTGGCACGCCAGCAGATACCAACGCGACATTGAAGACGCGCTGGAGGCCGCAGGAATCGTCGTAAAGCAGCAACTCATATGGAGCAAGGGCTTTAATCTAGGCCGCGACGACCACCACTGGGCGCACGAGCCGTGCTTCTATTGTCACTTCAAAGACGGGCGCGCAGCCTGGTACGGCGGCCGAAACAAGCGCACCGTGCTCGATTACAGCGTCAAGGAAATGAACGCGCTGCCAAAAGAGCAGCTGGTCAAGATGCTAAAGGCGATCCAGAACGAATCGACCGTCTGGGCAATTCAAAAGGACAGCGTCGCCACTTACCTGCACCCGACACAAAAACCGGTGGAGCTTTCCGCGCGCGCAATGGCGAACAGCAGCCGCGCAGGCGAACTGGTCGCGGATTTCTTCGCAGGATCCGGAAGCACGCTCATCGGCGCAGAACAGGTGGGGCGCCACTGCCTGGCCTTTGAATTAGATCCGAAATTTGCGGATGTCATCCGACGCCGCTGGTACCGTTTCACGAACGGGCTCCTCAAGGACGACGACGACACCGGCTGGGAGGAAGCAACCCCGGTCATTAACAAGGAGGCAAAATGAAAAGAACCGCAGAATTTGTAACACCAAAGCACCCGGACAAGCTCGCAGATAGAATGGCAGACTTCATCCTGGACGTCTTCCAACACGCGGACAAAAACGCCCGCGCAGCCATTGAGGTGCTCGCAGGACACGGCGAGGTGCGCATAATTGGCGAGGCCAGAGTGGGCAAGCTGGGGCAGAACTCCATGCGGGAACTCGCGCTGAACGCAGCCCGCGCATTCATTAAGGGCGAAAAGCTCAAGATGCCAAAGACCATGACGGTCAAGATCGTAAAACAGAGCGCAGAAATCGCAGCCGGGGTAGACACCGGAGGCGCCGGCGACCAGGGCATCATGTGGGGCATGGCAACCCGCGAAACCGAAGCCACGGGCGAATACTTACCGCTCGAATACTGCCTCGCCCGCAGCCTTTGCGAACATTTATACGAGAAATACCCGGAAGACGGCAAGACGCAGATCACACTAGACGGAAAACAGATCACCGCGATCGTGGCGAGCTTCGCGAACGCCCCGGCAGCAGACCTGGAATCCGAAATCAAGCACTGGCTCATTAAGATTGACGGGAAATACCCGGTAGAGCCAGCCGTGCCGATTGAAATACTAGCCAACCCCGCCGGCGATTGGAAGCAAAGCGGCTGGGAGGCGGACACCGGGCTCACCGGACGCAAACTAGCCGTCGATAATTACGCGGGAGCCTGCCCTTGCGGAGGCGGGGCATACAGCGGCAAGGATCCTAGCAAGACCGACAGAAGCGGCGCATACATGGCGCGCAAGGTAGCGCTAACGCTGCTCCGAGAAGCCACACGCGACGGAGCGGACGGCAAGACAGAACGCCCGGCAATCGTCCAGGTACGCCTCGCATACGCGATAGGCAAACCGGAGCCGGTAGACGCAACCGCCATAATGGCATGGCGCGACGGAACCACCTACTCGGAAATCAAAGACCTCGACCTTTTCAAATTTGACCTAACGCCGAACGGCATCATCCGCGATTTGAAGCTCCGCGAAATCGTGTACGAACCAACCGCGAGATGGGGCGCCTACGGGCACCCGGGCGAATTCCCGTGGGAGGTAGCGAATGGGAGCAATTAAACGCGTCCCGCTCCCATACGAGGTGCTCGTCCAGGGCAACGCCCGCATGTGGTACTCGATTTTTAAGAGCATGACGCGTAAGGAATTCACGGAATACCCGCAGACCGTCCGGAGCTTTGACGACATGGCCGTGGCGGAATACTACGCCTACAAGCGAGTCGCCAGAGCCCGCGACGACGACAAGGTATGGGAGCAGATCCAGCGCACCACAGAGGGCGTGCCGGCGATGCAAGGAACGATCCAAAGCGACACAACGCAGATGGCGGCTTATACCCAGGCCTTGACAGAGGAAGACCAGAAGCCGGAAATGACGCAAGCGGAAATACATGGTAAAATAGAACCACAAAAGGAGGAAAAGGAAATGAAGCTCAAAGCATACGCAGCAAAGACCGACGAGGGCACCGCAAGCTACGCGGTCGACTTCATGGGCAAGACCTACCCGGTGGATCCAGGACAGAAGACAATCGCCATCGAGGGCGTAAACTTCACGATCGAGGGCGCTCCAGAAAAAGCAGCCGAACCAGAAAAGAAGACCAGCAAAAAGAAATAAACTAGCGGCAACGCTTATTATTTCCAGACAGCCGACGGGCGTAAAACGGGAACGAGGAAATAATGACAAACGAAGAACGCAAGACCGCCATACTCGACATTTGGCACGACATAGCGACCGACCGGAGCCTGCAGGTAGGGCTCCGGCTCAAGGCCAGCGAATACGAGGCCAAAGCGCTCGGGCTCATTGGCGATCAACCCGGCATCACGGTGCTGAACGAGCCGGACGCCATCACGGAGCAGCTCAAAAAGCTGACAATTGAGCAATTGGAAGCAATCGCGGGCGCAAGCGACGCGGAAATAGTCATGCCGAAAAAAACGGCGCCACAGAAGCGCACAGGTGCGATTATAGAGGGCAAAGTCGCAACCACACCCGCCTCGAAGACAAAAACCCCTGTAAAGACGCGTAAAGGGGCAATAACGGCAAATGGGCAAAAAGGAGCGGGAAAATGACTCCTGAAGCCGCCGAGAACCTCCGCCAACGCGCAAAAATAGAACTCGCACGCCGGAATTTATGGCACTACTGCCAAATTCAGACGCCCGGGTTTTATTTGAACGACCGAACCTACCTCCACGAAATGGCCGACACGATCCAGGAATTCCTGGAAGACGCGGCCGCACACTTTCTCGTCATTTCTGCCCCGCCCCGCCACGGCAAGACACTGACCGCGCAGCATACGAGCGAATGGCTGCTAGGCCGCAACCCGGAAACGGCAATCATCACGGGCAGCTACAACGAAATCCTAAGCCAGCAATTCAGCAAGGCCGTCCGCAACACGATAATGGAAAAAAAGGTCGACGCCAGCCGCCTCGTTTTCTCGGACATTTTCAAAGGCGTGGCGATTAAGCGCGGCGACGCCAGCGCGAAATTATGGGGCATTGACGGAGTACCGACCACGAACTACCTGGCAACCAGCCCGGGCGGCACCGCAACGGGCATCGGCGCGAACGTGCTCATCCTAGACGACACGATCAAGAACCCGGAGGAAGCATACAACCTCCGGGCGCTTGACGGCATCTGGCAATGGTTTACTAGCAACTTGATGCAGCGCACCGAGGGCGCGAATTACAAGATCCTCGTCATCGCCACCCGCTGGGCAAAGGGCGACCTTTCCGGACGAATTCTCGACACCTACCCGAGCGCAAAGGAAATCCTGCTCAAGGCCGTCCGCGAGCCGGGCATAATGCTCGACGACCGGATCCTAAGCTGGGAGGATTACCAGTTGAAGACACAGGAAATGAACCCGGACATCGCCGAGGCCAACTACAACCAGACGCCAATCGACCGCAAAGGCATCCTGTACCCGGAGCTTATGGAGTGGCGCGAGCTCCCAGAAGACCTGCCGGCCACGGTTTATGGCCGCTGCGATACGGCAGATACCGGCACCGACAACCTCGTCAGCATTTACTACCGCAAGAGCCTGGCGGGCGACATTTACATAACTCACATTTACAGCAGCGACGAGCCGATGGAAATAACGGAGCCAGCAACCGCAAAGGACATCGCCGAAACCGGCTGCGCAGAATTCAAAGTAGAGTCGAACAACGGCGGGCGCGGCTTTGCGCGCAACATTGAGCGGCTCCTGGAAGAAGCCGGAACACGCTGCTCCGTCGTTACCGCACCACAAAACGCAAACAAGGAGGCCAGGATAATGGCCAGCGAAACATTCGTAAAGCGCCACATTTTCATGCCACCGAACTGGCGCCAGAAATACCCGGAGGCTTACCGCCACATCACCACATACATGCGAGGCGGCCGCAACCAGCACGACGACGAGGTGGACGTGCTCGCCAGCATTTACGAAGACAACAGCCTCCGCGAAGCAAAAGTCCAGGACATCAACCAGATCTACGGGCGGCCAAAGAGCCGCCGGGCTTTCACGCGCTCATGGTAATTTGACACACCAAACAAAAACGCCCGTGTTATAATAACCATAAGGAGGGCGACTCATGAGAAAAGCCAAACAGGAGCGACAGAAATGGAACCAGCCGCGATAACGCTAACGGGCTGGTTTGGCATCATTGGAACGATCATAACCACCACCGGAACCGTGGCGGTGGCGATTATTACGAGTAAAACACGCCAGGCGCAGAAGAACATCCAGCGCGAGAGCGAAGACAACGCGGAGGGCAATAAAAAAGAAATCCTCGCAGCCGTCGGCGAAATCAAAGCCGGGCTCGAAAACAACAGCCGGGTAACGGTAGCCACGGCACGATCCATGATCAGCCAGGTTTATACCGCGCATAAGAACGACCAGAAAATCAGCGAAAAGACCTGGAGGAACGTGCTCGAACTCCACGAAGCCTACAAGAGCGTCCGCATTGACGGACACACCCCGAACAGCTGGTGCGACCAGATCGTAGAAGAAATGAAGACCTGGGAAAAGGTATAAGCAAAGGAGGAAGAATGGCAGGAACCACAACCACACCCCAGCAACCCCCCGAAGACGCGCAGAGCGTCCAGGAGGCGCCAGAAGCCGCGCAGACGGCACAGGCGACAAGACAACCGCAAGGCAGCGTCAGAATCCGCGAGAAACGCGCCAGGACGGCAACCGTGGTAACATTTGCGCTCACCGCCCTGCTGTGCTTCATGGCATCGTACATACTAGTAACAGGAACCGAAGACAAGAACGGCGTCATCGCCGGCGCGATGGTGGTAGCCACCGGAGCAATTCAGTTTTACTTTGGAACAAAGAATGGAGGAACCAATGTCTAGCTCGATTTATTACACACCACCGGTAAGATTTACGCTCGCTGAGGGCAGCGAACCGACACCGGAAAACGTCCATAAAGCCGTGCAGGAGCTCGAAGAACGCAAAGCAAGATACGAGCAGCTGCACAATTACTACATCGGCAACCAGGGCATCCTGAACCGTGAACTCAGCAGCGAAGCGGCAAAGAACAACAAGCTCGTCAACAACTTCGCGAGTTACATCGCGGACATTTCCTCGAACTACCTACTCGGCAACCCGGTCGATTACTTGGCACCGGAGGGCGTGGACATTGACGCGATCCTAGACCGCTACGCAGAACAGAGCATGAGCGACACCGACGCCGGCATCGCCCTAGACGCGGCAATTTATGGCGTGGCTTACGATTTGACCTTCACGGACGAAGAATCGGAACCAAACACCGTCCAGATAGATCCGCGAAACACCCTCATGGTTTACGACGACAGCGTCCAGCACCGCGAACTTTTCGCAATCAACTGCGCGCAGGTAAAGGACAAGGACGGCAAGAAGATCAACAAGGTCACCGTTTACACCAAAGAAAAGAGCATCGAAATGACGCTAGACGCGGACGGCGCGCAGATGGGCAAGCCGACCGAAAAGCCGCACTTCTTCGGAGCCGTGCCGGTAGTCGAATACGCCAACAACAAAAGCTACATGGGCTCATTTGAACCGGTGCTCAGCCTCATAGACGCATACAACACGATCCAGAGCGACCGCGTAAACGAACGCGAAGAATTGGCGGACGCAATCCTCGTGCTAAAGAACTTCACACTAGACGAAACACGCCAGCAGAACCTCCGCGATTTGCGCCTACTTACCAGCGTACCGGCAGACGGCGACGCATACTATCTGACAAAGAGCCAGAGCGAATCGGACGCAGACATCCTCAAGAAATCAATCGCAGACGACATCCATAAATTCAGCAAGACGCCGAACCTTTCAGACGAAAACTTCGTCGGCAACAGCTCCGGCGTGGCCTTGAACTACAAGCTCCTGGCATTTGAAGAAGAAGCAAAGACGCACGAACGCTACATCGAAAAAGGGCTCAAGAAGCGCATGACCTTATACTTTAATTTGGCAAACAACCTCAAGCAAGGCGCCGGCGGCAAGACCGCAAAAGAGATCGCCCGCGTTGACGTAGCATTCAATAGGAACCTACCAAAGAACGACTACGAAACGAGCCAGATGATAACCAACCTCCAGGGCATCGTAAAGGACGAATACCTCGTCAAACAGCTGAGCTTCGTCGACAGCGCAGACAAGGCACTCGTCGAGGAAGAACCGGACGAATACCCGGAACAATACGAAACCATGACCGAAGCGGAAATCCAGGCAGACACCGAAGCAAAGCTCGCGGAGGCAGACCTGGCCGAAGAAGAAGCTGAGGAAGAAACAGAACAGATCAACAACCAGAACGAGGAATAAACTAGATGGCGAGCAAGTACGACAGCCGCCGCATTTGGATGAACACCGGAGCCTCCGCAAAGCTCAAGAACATCGCCCTAGAAGAATCCACGGTGCGACGGACGAACCAGATCTACCGGCAAGCGGCCAAAGACATAGAAGCGCAGGTCGGGCAGATTTACTCAATGCTCGGAACGCTCGCCGAAAACAACCGCTGGGAGTTTCCGGGGCTCAAAAACCCGGCAACGCGCAAGGACATCGCGGCCTTAGTAAAAGCCGTGGACAAAGCCGGGCTCACGGATTACATCCCGGAAAAACTCACGAAGCGGATGAGCGTGCTCCAGGTAAAGCAGGCGAATATTTGGCTCCGGATCCATCAAGCAGGACAGGACAGCCACGCCGCCACGAAGAACTCCATAATGCAGACGATGCAAAACTCCGGCAAGGCATGGGCAAGCGCCCTAGCGGCCGGAGCGGACAGCTTCGTAGGATTTGACCGGAACATTTGCGGGTACATGATGGGCATGAACTGGGCGGGCGGGAACTTCTCGTCGCGCCTTTGGAACGCCAGCGAAGAAACCTGGGAAAAGGTGCGGAACGAACTGACCAGAGCCCTAGCAAACGGGCAGCAGCCGCAAACCACGAACGCGCACCTGCGCCGCATACTTTGCGAAGCGCACAATCCGGACGACAGAAGCAGCGGCGGGCTCACATACGACGTAGAACGCATTATTAGAACAGAAAACGCCAAAGCCGCAACGCAGGCAGACCTGGTACGATGGCGCGAGGCAGGCGTAAGCAAGGTGCAATGGCACGCGGCATTTGAAAAGAACACTTGCGCCCACTGCGCAGATCGCGACGGGCGCATTTACGACCTCAAGGAGGCCATGCTAGACGAGCCCCCGCTCCACCCGAACTGCCGGTGCTACTTCGCAGCATACGACGAGGTGGCGGCAAAGTACCCGGACACCACATACTACAAGAATGACGACGGCGAATACCAGGAAATACAATGGGCGCCTTACAACGCGGTAATCGACAAGGCCGGGAACCTACGCAAGACCGCGGCGGCCGTTTCCGACTACTTCTGGAGGACGAGCCCGTGGGCGACATACGCAGCACCGAAGACCGGCATCACTTACAAGGGCGAACTTGACAATGAGGTCATCGATTTGACGGAACGCACAATCAAGGCGATCGGCGACCAGTACCCGGAAATCCGCGACCGGTTGGCCTCCACTTTCAATGACGAGGTAACCCTGCACCGCGGCAGCAGTACGGTAATCGGCAAGAGCCTCGACCACATCGGAGGGCTCACGGATCCGGAGTACCACCAGCTGACCGTAAGCTACGTAGACAAGGCCACAGGCGGCAATCCGCTCAGCCAGATGGCGAAGCAGGCGCGCGACCAATTCAAAGCCGGAAAATGGTCGACGCCAAAGGACAACCACACGATCATACACGAGCTCGGGCACGTGCTCGCAGACGACCTGAAGAATAGGCGCGGCGTGGACATTGAGCAACTCGTTATAAGGGCGACCGGCCAAAAGGACTGGAAGAACGCGAAAATGGCCGTGGACGCCATCTCCCGCTACGGCGCAAAGAACCCGGAGGAGGCATTCGCGGAGCTTTTCGCAAGAATGGCGTCGCAGGATCCGACACTCCAGGCAAAGCTGACGGCACGCTTTGCGGACGAACTCCAGGCCGCAAGGAACCTACCGGTAAAGCGCACGAGAATCAAAATCAACGAGGCGCCGAAAAAGGCCGCGGTAGCACCAGAGCCAAAAGGATACACTACAGAATCGGGCTGGAAGAACTCGCTGACACAACCAGAGCTCCAGGCTTTCAAAAAATACACCGACGTCGACTACTCATCAATCAACGACGCGCTGCGCGAAGACAAGTACCAAAAAGGATACACGGCCAAGAAAAAGGACGGATGGGTAAAAGCCTCGGAGCTTCAAAAACAAGAAATAGCGCAGACAATCGACAACATAGATAAGGCAATCGCGAAATTCACGCTCACGACGGACAAGACCGTCTGGCGCGGCCTCCGCGAGGATTTGATGCAGGACAGCTTCCTGAGCAAGATGGAAAACCTAAAGCCAGGAACCGTGCTCACGGACAAGGCATACAGCTCGACGGCCGTAACGAAATCCGGCACGGGCGAATTTACTGGCGGGTGGCTGATGAAAATCAAAGTCCCGGCAGGAACCGGGCGCGGCGTTTACACGCGCAAAATTTCTGAATACGCACAAGAAAATGAGCTGCTCCTAAAACGCGGCGCGCAATTCAAAGTCACCAGAATCACGGACGGCAAGGACAGCTGGGGCAACACGGTCAAGCTCATAGAGGCCGAAATGCTCCCTTGATTTCTTCCAGAAACATTGTAAAAAATACAACAGCCAAACGTCGCAAAATAATGAACCGCCAAAACGCGAAACGCGGGCGAAATTGAGCACAAAAATTATAACAGGGGTGGCGCCCTTTCCAGACCGAAACGCAAGCGGGCAAAAACGCGGCAAATCGCAAAACTGACGGCAATCCCGGCAAATTCAAAAAAGACGCATAAACACTCGAAAAACGCCCGAATTTTTAATGTCGCAAAACGTCAAAATAGCCCGGAAACGGGCTTATTTATTAGAATACTAAAATGGGCAATCGTCAAATGGCGAAGATTTGACATCTGTGCCGTTTTCTTTCAAAACACGCTGGACGAAAAGCTCGGCTTCTCGCGCCCCGCGAGCCACGAACGATTGGAATCCGCAGGCCGAAAAATAGTCCAGCCACTCCCGCTCCTCCTTTGATGGGTAGGCCTTCCCTGCCGCTTCCGGCTTCTTCAATTCAATCGCGATCCGGACGCATGGCGGATAAAAGAAAAACCAGTCGCTGACGCCGGGCTTTACTCCCATGCGCCGACGCATCGCGCCGAGCCGCGCCCGCTCGGCTTTATTTCTGCCCGGGTTTTCATTCGCAACATGGAAGCCGCGAAGATCCGGGAAGCGAACCTGCGTCCGCTCAAGCCAAGCATTAAGCTCGCAAGACTCACGATACTCGTACTGGATCATAGCCAGATTATACCACGGACAGAATAAAACCCGCCCGGAGCCGAAGCCCGAGCGGGATAAGATGGCGGAGCAACGCTGGAAGCAGCAACCGCCGGCAACATCGGGCGAAAAGAGGAAACTAGACGCCCGATACCACAATCATAACAGAAAAAGCAAGAGCTTGCTATTATTTGAAAACCTAGTGTGTTATTATGAAAACATAAGCCGACGGGCGTAAACGGAAAACAAGGAGGAAACCATGCCGACGAAAACGGATAACCAAAACCAAAACCTAGACCAGGACGCAAACGCGACCGTGACTACTACGGAAACAGATGCGACGGGAACCGAAGCCAAAACCGGCTCGGAAGAATCGCGAAAATTTACGCAGGAGGACATGGACAGAGTTGTCAAGAAGCGCCTGCAAGCAGCGGAGGCAAAGCACCAGGAAGCCCTCGACGCAGCGGTAAAAAAGGCAATCGCCGACTACGACCGCAAAGCGAAGATGACAGAAGCGGACAGAGCCGCCGAAGCAAGCAAGGAACGCGAAGCCGAACTCGCGCGCCGCGAACAGGAACTAGCGGTACGGGAAAACCGCAACCGCGCGGTAGAGGAACTCACAAAGAAGAACATACCTACGAGCCTCGTAAATTACATCGCCACGGCAGACGCGGACGAAACCGACGAGAACATCGCAGCCTTTGAAGCAGACTGGAGCAGAGCGCTCACAGCGGCCATCAAAGACGCGGCAAGAGGAAGCGCACCACGCGACGCTCGCTCGGAGGAAGATCGCAACGGCGCCGGAACGAAGAAATACACCGGCACGCAGGTACTCTAACAAGTAAAGGACAATAACATGGCACGCACAAACGCACAGAACATTTATACTGATGCAGCGCAGACCACTAAGGACTTGCTCAGCGAACGCTACGACGCGCTCATCCAGGGCATCCAGCGCGAGGCAATCAGCTCCCAGATTAAAAATAGCAACCTTTCCGGCGATCCACGCGCAGGCTCCGTCGAGGTTTCACGCTTCGCAAACAGCGCAGCTAAAGCCTACGGCACCGCTCGCACTGCTGGCAAGGGCGACGCTTTGATCAACAGCGGCAAAGTTACCGTAAACATCAACGTCGACCGCGAAATCGTGGAGGAGGTCGAACAAAAGGATCTCCGCTTCAAAGGACTCGCAGACATTCTCGCAGACCGCACGAAGAACCACAAAGACACCGTCGTCGTTGACCTTGATACTGCCTTCTTCGCAGAAGCCGAAACCGCAGCAACTGAGGTCGCTACTACCGGTTTGACAAAGATCGCAGAAATCGTCGACGCGGTAATCGAAAAAATCACCAACGTCAAGAACGCATGGGTAGAGGGCGTCGCACGCGCAGACGTCGTCGTCACCCTCGACAGCGCAAGCTACGACGGCTTGCTCCGCGAGCACGACTTCTCGCCAATCAACGAAACCACCGTCCAGGCAGGTCGCATGGGGCGCTACCACGGCGTGACCGTTTACGAAAACATCCGCCAGAGCGCAAAGGTAATCGGCCAGCGCAAAGAGTCCATCGCCCAGCCGGTCGTTATGGACGAATACTCCGATCCAGAGCGCATCCCACTATCAAACGCTTTCGCAACTTCGCTGTTTTACAGCTACGGCACCAAAGCCGTCACGCCAGATTTGATTTTTAAGGTTTCTGGCGAATCTGCCTCCTAATTTAGAGGAAGCAAAACCCGAAGCCCCGGCGGGTAAATTCCGGGGCAGCCAAAGGAAGACACAATGGACGAAACTCAAAAGCAACAGATCGAGCAATACGCGAAAACCCTGAACGCGAACATACCAGCGCCAGGCGACGCCACGCTCGATTTTATAGTTGATGAGGTAGCGGACAGGGTCATGATTTATTTAAACGCGCAGGACGTCCCGGAAATTCTGAACCGGGTACTCGCCAGAATCGTCGTCGGCATTTATAACAAGGCCGAGGCCGAAATGAACGCCACAGGTGGCGCAGAGCGCGAAATAAAGCAGATCAGCGACAACGGACAATCCGTGACCTACGGCGACGAAGCGAAGAACTACCTCGCCACAGCCACGGACGAGGACATCTTCTCAGGCTTTGAAACGATCCTAAAACGATACCGGAGGGCAGACTGTGGAAATACCTCAATCATTCCGACAAGCGATAGCGAGTAGGCTCTACACCGACACCATCACCCCGATGGAGCAGACGGAGGAACTCGACGCAGAGGGAGGCTCACAGCGCGTCGCGACAACGGCAGGCGAACCGATACCGGCAAACGCCCAGCCGATCAGCGACGAAATGCGCAAGGCGCTTCTCGGCGATACAGCGGAGGCTGAGTACAAAATCACAACCCCACCGGAAATCGCGGTCGACAAGGGCTCGCTCATTGATTACGCAGGAAACACCTACGTGGTCGTCGATTTCAAACGATACGACAGCCACGCGGAACTCCTCGCGAAACGGTGGACGCAGCCATGAGGGTAGGCGTCGAGGTGCTGAACGAAATGGCCGTAAGCGATTACTTGGACATTTCCGGACGCTTCAATAGACGCCGAGCATTCACGAGGGCTGGACTTGCGGTCGAAACATCCGCAAGGCTAAAGGCACCATTCAGAACCGGACACCTGAAAAGGAACATCACGAGCGTAGCCACCGACGACTACGCCGAAATCGGCGTCAGCCTGACGGTCGTCCCGTACGCTTGGTACCAGGAGGCCGGCACTTCCAGAATGCAGGCACACCCGTACCTACGGCCGGCATTAGAATCGCGCAGACCAGCAATCCTCGCAATTTTCAAAGACGAAATCGACAGAGCCGCAAAAGGAGGTAACTAATGAGCATTAAAAAAGAGGTGTACCAGATACTCCAGGCCGCAGCACCGGAGGGCGTCACCGTCCGCCAGAGCAGCCAGGGAGTCGCAGCGGTACTCCCAGCCCTTACCTTTACAGGGCTCAACATCGCCAACCACCGCGACCTAAGCGGCGCGATTTACAGCCGCGAAGCAAGCGTGCAGATTGACGTATGGAGCGACAACAGCCCGGAAACATCCGAGCTTGAGGACATCGTCGAAGAAGCGATGCGAGAAGCAGGCTGGGGCATGAGCGGAAGCCAGGACGTCGCAGACAGCGACCCCAAAATCTACCACAAAATGCTGACCTTTGATACAATAAAAACATAAGCAAATGGAGGAAATCCACATGGCAGGAATCAAAGCAATTGGATCCAAACTCAGCGTCAACACGGGCACCACAAGCAGCCCAGTATGGACGCAAATCGCTAACCTCACCACTATCGGCGAGATTGGCCTAGAATCCGACGAAATCGACGTCACGACGCTCGACAGCGCAGACGACTTCAAAGAATACATCGGCGGCGCCAAAGACGGCGGCACGATTGACCTTGAGGGCAACATTGTCACCGACGCAGGTCTAACGCAGCTTTACACGCTCGCCAACAGCCGCGACGTCAAAGAATTTAAGATCGAGTACCCACTCAAGAGCAGCGAAACCACCGCAGCCTTCTGGACGGTTACTGGTTACATTAACAGCTGCAAGGATGGCGAGAAGACCGTCGACGGCTTGCTCACTTTCAGCGCAGGCATTCGCGTAAGCGGCGCCCCAACCTTCACAGCTGGATCCTAACAACAAGATAACAAGGAGCAAAAATGGAAGAAAAAATCAAGTCACTAAGATTGACAGCAACCCGCCTGGCATTATTTGAACGCAAGCTAGGTACACCACTCACAAAGCTAACCGACAACGACCTCGGCTTTAATGCAATGGTCTGCCTCCTCGAGGCGGCCGGAATGACCGACGAAGAAATCGACAAGGCCTGCGACGAAATGGGCATCGAGAAATTTACAGAGGCCTCAATGGAGGTGCTGCTAAATTCCGGGCTTTTCAAACAGGCGAAGCAGGCGAGGGAACAAGCAAAGGCGACAGCCAAAGCAAGCAAGTAGAACCCCCGGCGAGCTTCGCAGAATACTGGCAGAGCCAGGAAGAAGAAGCAATTATAATCGGGCTCAAGATTGACGAATGGTGGAACCTAACGCCGCGAGAAGCGCGCGTCCATTTCCGTGCTTACAAAAAGAAAAAGGAACGCGAGCTCCGCATGATTGACACCTCAAACTTCATGCTGGGCAGGTACATCGGGCTAGCGGTAAACAACCCGAAGAAATACCCGAAGCAACCGCTCAGCCAGGGCGCAGACCTAGAAGAAGACCAGAACGGCGGCGAACAGATGACCGCAGAAGACGAGGCGAGAATCAACGCGATGATGGGAGCATTTGCGAAAAAGGCAAACAAGCTCCCGGAAATGACCGCGGCGACCGAAACCGAAGAAGCAAAGGAGTCAGA